TAATGAAACTGCGTTTTTCAACGGTTACATAGATGAGTTCAGAGCCACAAATACATCTCTGTACACGTCTACGTTTACACCCGCTACCTCTGCACTTACAGACACAGGCGACACAAACGCCTTGCTGCACTTTGATGGTACTAACGGTTCTACTACCATAACAAGTACAGATACCGTAGATGCTATTACCGCTAATGGTAAAGCTAATATTGTACTACCTGCAGCTACAGCTACAACAGTAGCAGGTACAGCAGGGTTTGACGCTAAAGCTAATATCACACTTGATGCAGCTACAGCAGATGCTGACCTCGCAGTTAATGACTTAGCAGATGAAGACGCACAAGCATCAACTACACTAAGCGGTGTATCTGCAGCATCTACAGCTAACTGGGATACAGTAAACGGTATCTATGCTGTACAAATAACTTTCTTAAATACTGACTTTGAAAGAGAAAGAACTGTTAACGTTGTAAAGTATGGAAACTATACGGCGTATGTTACATAATAGGATTTACTAATGGCGTACAAATGGCCTAATCTTGACCCAAATGAAATACAAGACTATAGTGTGGATTGGTCCCGTTTTCTTAATACAGGGGATACGATTGCTAGTGTTCAATGGTTTGTAAATGATGAAGAACTTGGAAGTTATGAAACATATAGTGGTGACGCTGGAGCATTGACTATTGTGCAACCTACAAACACAACTACTGTTGCTACTGTACGTATAACAGGCGGTCTTGTTGGAGTTAGATACACGATACAATGCAGGGTAACTACAGCAAATGGCCTTAGATACAATAGAAGTATTTACTTAAATATTGCGGAGAAATAATAAATGGCGTATGATTTTTTAGGATTAGTAAATGACATTAACCGCCGTTTAAATGAAGTTGCATTAACTACTGCTAACTTTGCAAACACTACAGGTTACTATAGCTTTGCTAAAGAAGCTGTTAATTCATCTATTAGGCACATTAACCAAGAAGAATTTGAATGGCCTTGGAATCACGTTGAAGAAGACTTAACTCTTACTGCAAGTGTATCTCGTTATCCGTATAACGTTGACACTAAAACGATTAACTTTAATACTTTTAGAATAAAACGAAATAGTACTTTTGGTAATGATACAGTAAAATTAAAAGTACTTTCATATGAAGAATATCTAGATAGATTTGTAGACAATGAATACAATTCATCTTCTACTGTAGAGGGTCTTCCAGAATATATTGTCCGTGCTCCTAGTCGAGAGTTTATTCTTGTACCAACGCCAGATAAAGCATATGAATTAGTTTATGAATACTACAGATTAGAATATGATCTTATTTTAGATGTAGATGTTCCTTCTTTACCTGAGTCATATAGACATGTAATTATTGACGGTGCTATGTATTATGTACATCAGTTTCGTGGAGACACTCAACAAGCACAGTTATCCATGACTAAATTTAGAGATGGTATTAAATACCTTCGCAGTTTGCATACAAATCGTACTGACTATGTACGAGATTTAAGAGTTAGATTTTAATGGCTAGTACTTGGCAAACATTTCCAGTTGAGATGCGTGGTGGACTTATATCAAATCTAAGTCTATTACAACAAGGTTCTGGTGCGGTAGGTTCTGCTACTATACTGCAAAACTTTGAAATAGACAAAGGCGGTGGATACTCTAAAATACGTGGATATGAAAAGTTTAGTGATACTGAAGTCCCAGGTACTGATAATGTATTAGGTTTAAAAGTTGTATCATCAGGGCGTTACATTGCTGCACGTAAAGTTGATGCTGATGCTGTTACAGCCTACCCAAGCGATCTTGTATCTGGCGACATAGGTAAGACTGCTTATTACTATAGTACAGGTACTACTTGGAATTTTACAGCCGTTGGACCTGCTTCTAATGCAGGTAGAATAAGGCATACTACATTTAATTTTACTGGTGAAGATAAAGTTATCTTTGTTGATGGTACAAACTACCCTAGCATCTATAATACAGTAGGTAATACACATACTTTTTTAAGTTCATCTAGTACTAATATTAATACTGATGTAGAGGGTGCAGAGTTTGTAGCCATATTTAAAAATACAGCATTTTACTCAAACGGTAACACTCTTTTATTTACTGCCCCATTTACTGTAGATGACTTTAGTGCAGCTAATGGTGCAGGTTCTATTAGTCTTGCCCATGATATAACTGGCCTTGCAGTGTTTCGTGATCAGCTTATAGTATTTACTACAGATACTATTAGTCGTTTAGTAGGCAGTACATCTTCTGATTTTAAATTATCTCCTATTACTGAAAAGATTGGGTGTATTAATGGTAACACTATTCAAGAAGTTGGTGGAGATATTATGTATTTATCTCCTGATGGTATTAGACAACTTAGTGCAACAGACCGTATTGGTGACTTTGCGTTAGACGTAGCATCAGATAAAATTAAAACAGACGCAGACAATTTTTTATCTTCGTCAACAGATTATTCTTCTGTTATAATACGTGAAAAATCGCAGTATAGAATTTTTTCATTTAAACAAAGTCAACGGGCTGCTTCTGCAAAAGGGTTAATTGCAACTAAAGTATTGACACAAGGCTCTGGTAATATTGAGTGGTCTACGTCCGTGGGTATTAAAGCATATGTAGCAGATAGTACTTATAGTGGAACAACAGAAGCAATTGGTTTTGGTAATGATGATGGCTACGTTTATACAATGGATACTACCGCATCATTTGATGGAGAGGAAATTGAAGCAATATTTGAATCCCCCTATATGCCAATTAATGATCCTCAAGTAAGAAAAACTTTTTACAAAGCTGTACTATACATAAATCCTACAGGAAATATGGATATAGATTTTAATATTAAGTTTGATTTTGAGTCAAACTCTCGCAGCAACGTTGTACAACCAGATATAATTAATATTGCTACTGCGTCTGGAGGCGTTGCCTTTTTTGGAGGTGGTGGTTTATTTGGTGCTACTAGCCCACCAGCCGCATCATTCGGTGCTACTATAGAAAAAATATACCCAACTAATCTAATAGGCTCTGGTAAAACAATGGCAATGCGAATAACAGATAACTCTACTAATCCTACATTTACTTTAGACACTGCAGTGTTTGAGTACGAAATGAACGATAGAACATAAGGAAGTAAAACATGGCAGGTTATACACGTCAGGATACAACGGGTCAATTAGCCAACGGTAACCCTATTGACGCTGATCTTTTTAATGATGAATACGATGCTATTGAAAGTGCGTTCAATGCATCTACTGGGCATACTCACGATGGTACTGCAGGTGGGGGTGCGCCTATTGAAAGTATTGGCCCTAGTCAAGAACTAGAAGTAGAAAGTTCTGCAGTATTCCCAAAGAATAACAACCTTATTGACCACGGTAAAACAGCATTACGCTGGAAAGATGGTTATTATGGTGGTACTGTCTATGCTGAAGATGCAGTTATTAATGATGATGTTTCTATTGGTGGTGACCTTACTGTAACAGGTAATGCTACTATTTCAGGTAACCTAACGTTTGGTGATGCTGCTACAGATACTGTAGACTTCCAAGCTGACGTAGATAGTGATATCAAACCTGAAACAACAGGAACTTATAACCTTGGTACATCTACCCAAGAGTGGAATAACTTGTGGCTAGATGGTACAGCCAACGTAGACAACCTTACTGTAGACGAGAACGGTACTGTAGCAGGTACGTTTGATGTCACAGGTGCTGTTGGTATTGATGGTGACTTTGACATTAACACAACTAAGTTTACTATTGCTGCAGCCACAGGTAACACAGCCATTGCAGGTACTCTAAATGTAACAGGAGACTCTACATTAACAGGTGCTGTTACTGCTACTGGTGGCGTTACTGGTAATGTTACAGGTAATGTTACAGGTAATCTAGACGGTATCATTGGTGGTACTACTCCTGCTGCAGCTACATTTACAGACATAACTACATCAGGTAATATTACTGTTGCTGGTACTGTAGACGGTATTGATATTGCTGCACGTGATGCTATCTTAACATCTACCACAACAACTGCTGACGCTGCTCTACCTAAAGCAGGTGGCACTATGACGGGTGATATAACCTTTAATAGCAGCCAACTGTTTGATGGTCGTGATGTATCAGCAGACGGTACTAAGTTAGACACTATAGAAACCAACGCTGATGTAACAGACACGGCTAATGTTACTGCTGCTGGTGCTGTTATGGATAGTGAGTTAACTAATGAAACAGCAGTAAAAGCTATTGATCAAGGGTTAGCAACAACCGATGCTGTAACATTTACTGCTGTTACCGCTAATGTAACAGGCAACATTGATGGTATTGTAGGTGGAACTACACCTGCTGCAGGTACATTCACAACCATGCAGTTTAATACTAGCATCTCTGACGGTACTACAACTATAACAGGTTTCGCTGATGAAGATGATATGACATCTGACAGCGCAACTCTTATACCTACACAGCAGTCTGTAAAAGCATATGTAGACGCAGCAGTAGCAGGCGATGGTTCTGGCGACATTGACGTTGGTACAGTAGATGCAGACGAAGTTGATCTTGGCGGTGGTGACGGTTCAGGTTGGGTTATTTACCAATCTGGTACAGACCTCAAGTTTAAGTATAATGGTGTAGACAGATTTAAACTTTCTTCTGCAGGTGCGCTTGTGGTAGAAGGTGATGTTA